CGAGATGAAGCTGACTGGCAGCAACAATCCCCAGGCTGTCGGATCTGAGATAACTTATTTCCGCAGGTACACTTTGCAGAGCTGCTTGGCCTTGATGGCATTTGATGACGATGCCAATATGGCTTCAGGCAGAACTACTCCTCCAGCACAGCCACTGCCAGCACCACAGCAGAAGCCAGCGAGTGATGGCCAGGTGAAGATGGCTAAGGAACTTTGGGAGCAAGGTAAAAACAAAGATGCTGGTGGATTGGTCCGCATAGCTATGAAGTACAAGTTTGACCAACTCAAGCGTATTGAGCATCTTGGTGCTACCGACATCAATCTCCTTATCGTAGACCTTCAAGCCTTCTTAAAGTGAGGTATGGATCTGTTTGTTCCGGCATAGAGGCTGCTACTGTTGCGTGGCATCCTCTTGGCTGGGAGGCACAATGGTTCTCGGAGATAGAGCCATTCCCCTCCGCTGTATTAGATTATAGATTCCCGAATGTTCCCAATTTGGGAGACATGACTCAAATTCACTTAAACCCAATATTTAATGACTCAACTATCGATGTTCTCGTTGGAGGAACACCCTGCCAATCCTTCTCGGTCGCAGGACTTAGAAAGGGACTTGATGACCCTAGAGGAAACCTCATGCTCACTTACCTCAGCTTGGCTGAAAGAAAGAAGCCACAATGGATTGTTTGGGAAAATGTCCCCGGTGTGTTGTCAAGTAACGGAGGAAGGGATTTTGCAACCTTCCTCACAGCGTTGGCAGAACTCGGGTATGGGTTCGCCTACCGCATTCTTGACGCTCAGTACTTTGGAGTCGCACAGCGAAGAAGAAGAGTGTTTGTTGTCGGATACCTTGGAGACTGGAGACCTGCCGCAGCAGTATTATTTGAGTCCCACAGCTTGCAATGGAATCTTGAGAAGAGCAGAAAAAAGGGGAAAGAAACTCCCCGACCAGCTCAGGATGGCATTGGAGAGAGTGGCAGAACGATAGCGATGGCGCATGGGCAGGCAAATGCTGAGATAACCACAAACAATAGCTGTCCTACCCTTAGCTGCGTTCATGAAGCACCGATAGTTACCGAGCCTACCATCATTGATAGAGCAGCCTTCAACCAAGGTGTAAACGCTCAGTATGAGCCATACATTGAGGAAGGGGAGACAATGCCATCATTAGTTGCTAAGGGACCTCACGCAGTCGCTCACGCCTTCAAGATAAGAGGAGGCTCAGAGGTAGAGACTGGCGAGCAAGGAGGAACTCCGGGCAAGAAGGCTGGAAAAGGATACCTTGGTCAAGATGAGCGTGTATTTACCATCGGTGCTGTGCAAGATCAGATGATAGCGCAGCCTATTCAAATTTGTTTTAATGATACAAATGGCAAAAGGAAAGACAGACCAAATGGAGGGCTGTACATTACTGAAAACCCGACCAAAAGCCCAACCATTACTCAGGCAGATAGTGATTTAAAGGTATTACAACCCCTCGCAGTAGACTGCTACAATCAGACAGTCAACGAGAAGACAAGCCAAACCATCGGCAGCTCTGCAAGTGATGTAAACCACTATGGAGCGGTATTGCAGCCTCAAATACTTGCTCCTACCATTACACAATGTAAAGGCAGCCGTGGTGGTTGTAGTGATGAAGCTGTATCTGAAATTAATGCTATTCAGCAGGCTCAAAACACTATGGCTATCAGAAGATTGACCCCTACCGAATGTGAAAGACTTCAGGGATTTCCTGATTCTTGGACAAGAATACCTTATCGTAATAAGCCGATAGACAAATGCCCCGATGGACCACGATATAAAGCCTGCGGAAATTCTATGGCAGTACCCGTGATGCATTGGATTGGAAAAAGAATTGATTACATTGCAAACCTTTTAAACGAAACAAAGTGAACTTAATCGAAATCCCAAGGAGTAATGTCGGCAAGGCTGACATCTCCGAGTACGCAAACAAAATGATTTCCCTTGTAGAGAATGGCGAGGCTGACCCTCTCGAACTGCACATCAAAGCTAAGGCCCTTACGAAGGCTTTAGCCGAACTCATCGAGAAGACTGAGGAGTTAACGAGGGAAGAGGCAATGAAGTACGGAGGCAAGTCCTTTGAAGCCTTCGGTGCTACTATCCAACTCAAGGAGGGTGCAGACACTCCCGACCTCGATGAGGATGCTGTTTTAAGAGAACTCAAAGAGGCTGTTAAAGCAAGGGAGTCTATCCTCAAGCAAGTGTATAAGATGAAAGGTGGAGTGCAGGTAGTGGATGAGGCTACTGGAGAGGTAGTGCCATTGCTTCCCCCTAAGCCTACCAAAGCAAGCATAGCAATCTCTTTTAAATAACCAGCCATGAAAAATTATAAAGCAAGCGTATTTTTAAAAAGACCAGACCACTATACTAAGCCAATGCCTCACCCTAAATGGTGGCGCAGATGGCTCGGTCAGACAGTATCCTACGAAATAGGGTTTGAAAGGGTTGTTTACGAATTTCAAGCTCCTCAAGCAGCTATAAGCGCAGATTGGTTTCAAGAAATGATAAGAAAGTCACTAATGCAGGTATCTGAAAATAGCAACGTGCTGCTATATGATGGGAGTATGATGTTTGAAGAAAATAGGCAAGCAACTCAATACATACCTACTGAGGGAGGCATTGTAGAGCCATCAACCACTAATCATCTATTAAACAATACGGAGGAAAAGAAATGACAGCAGAAATGAAAGCATTGTCGTTGTTGCACCGGCACAATGGCGATAAGAAGTCCGCAGAGCTTAATGCCTTAGAAATATTAGATGATGTCACTTGGAATGGTGACCAGGAGGAGATAGACTTTTGGGAGGCTGTATTGGACGAACTCGAACTGATGGAGGAAGAATGAGCGGATGGATTAAGATAGAGCGGTCCCTACAAGATCATTGGATATGGTCAGATGCTGTTAAACTGAAGTGTTGGGTAGGTATCCTGCTCAACGCTTCACACAGCAATCAGAAGGTGCTTATAGGCTCTGAAGTGATAGAATGCCGAAGAGGTGAGATAGTCGGCAGCCTAAGAGACATCGCATCTACCCTAGGAGTCTCTAAAGACTACCTTAGGCAGTTTATATCGATTCTTCAAAAAGATTTCATGGTAAATTCTGAAAGTTCGGCAAAGTACACACGGATAACTATTTGTAACTATGATAGTTATCAGGGGTCGCTACACGATGAGAAGACGATTCAAAGACAAACTGAAGACAGTAAAAAGAATGTAAAGAATGAAAAGAAAAGTCTAATTGATAAAAAAGCAAAAGATTTAGAACCTACAAGCATTGTGGATAAGTTTAACATATTTTGGGAAGTCTACAATAAAAAGGAAAGCAGAGCAACAGCACTCAAGTCATGGCATAAGCTATCTCCCGAAGAGATGGATAAGGTCTTAGAGACAGTCAGTAGCTATGTCCTTTGGAAGAGTGACCCTAACTACCGAAAGCTTCCAACAACTTATTTAAATCAAAAGTGCTTCAATGATGAAATTCCATCTATTTTTGCAACCCCAATAAAGAAAGAAACAACAACTTACCAGCCACCAGCCAATGCAATATTCTGAAGCAGTCCAAGAAAAAGTCCTCGCAGTACTCATGTCCCCCGATATGAATACGGGCAATGTAATTACATCTCTAAGAGCGGAGTACTTCAGCGGTGAGCGTAGAAACATCTTCGCTGCTTGCCAGGTTCTCCATCGGGAGTCTAAGCCAGTAGATGTACTCACCATCTTTAAAAAGATGAAGGACTTAGGATTTGCTTCTAATGCTTCTAAGCTGGCAGAGATGAGTGCTGGCGGTATCTTCGAGCTTCAGCACGTTAAACACTACATAGCCGAACTGCATGATATGTACAAGGCTAATAAGCTGGAAGAGATAAAGAGGGAGCTTATGGCAGACTTCGACATCCCGAAGGCTTTCGAGCAGTTCAATGTCCTTAATGCGGATGACATCGATGCTACCAGCACAGATGTTCATACAGCTGCTCTAAGCTTCGTTAAGAAGATTGCGAGGATAAAGGATGGCAAGGAGAAAGTTAAGTCCACTAAGACGCACCTAAGAGCCTTAGACAGTATCGTGAATGGCTTCCAGCCTGGGGACTTCATAATCCTTGGAGGCAGACCTGCCCATGGCAAAACAACGCTCGCACTTCAGATGGCATACAACCAAGCGCAGAAGGATACAGCAGTTGGCTTCATCACTATGGAGATGTCTACCGAGCAGCTTACCTCAAGGCTTCTAAGCAACTCTACCGAGATAGATGGTAAGAAGTTCATCAACATCGTAGAGAACCTCAGCGTTCAGGAGATAAACCAAGTGGCTGCCCATGTAGACAAACTTAAAAACACTAAGCTGTACATTAGTGATCAACCCGATGCCGACCCGGTCAAGATAGAATCCGAGATAGCAAGGATGGTTCGCCAGCATGGAGTGGAAGGCGTGTACATCGACTACCTCCAGCTTGTCTCTCCGATGAGGGAGGATAAGATGAAAAACAAGGTAGAGCAAATCACTAACATCTCGAAGCAGTTTAAGGCTATGTGTAAGCGTCAAGGTGTTTGGATATGTCTTATATCATCCTTAAGTCGGAAAGTCGAAGAGAGAGAAGATAAGAGACCATTTATGGCAGACCTTAGAGAGAGTGGCCAGCTGGAATATGATGCAGACAAGGTGCTGTTCTGTTATCGTCCAGCAGCGTATATGGAAGAGTCTGCTCCAGCCTTCGAGGATGCTAAGGATGTGATGGAGATATTGGTCCGCAAGAATAGAAACGGAGAGCTTGGAGTAGCTGTTGCCTCTACCGACCTAAAGTATACCAAGGTCATGGACTACGCTCCTAAGTTCAAACCCCTTCCCATTCCTGAGAAAACAACAATCGTAAGGCAATGGAATAATGAATAAAAATATTTCTTCCACAATGCATTGTTTATTTGTGGAGAAGTTGTAGATTTACAGCATCAAACAAAAACGATATGAAGAAACTAACGTACACCACATCGATGATTCAGAAGAGAGTCCCCGATGAAATCAAAGCAGAGTTAATCGAAATGATTGACATCCGTGTTGCATCGTTCAAACGCAGCGAAGCAAGTAAAGCACGCATGGTTGCAAAAGTAAAGGAGGCAGCAAATGTCTGAGTCATTCGATAGCGAGCTGAACGCTTACAACTCAGCATACGATGCGAGAGCAGAACGTGAAGAGGAACTTGGTGACCACATCATTGACCTTTACATCGGCAGCGAATATGCTGACCTCTACCAAAATGGTAAGTTCCGTGGGTATCTAAACCTGCAAGATGCAATTACTCGTGCCTTGGAGGATGATGACAACGATGAGTGGACTATAAACGATGAGAAAGAATGAAAGCTAACTATTCAACCAGCCATCTGCCAATCGGCTACTGGGCAAAGTCCATCATCTATTTTGTGATTGACATCATAGCCTTACTGTCTTACTGCGCTTTCCTTGCCTTCTTTGGCACGGCAGCCATTGCTTTAATTTTTGGATAATGAAAACACCGATGCAAGAATTACACCATTGGGTTAATACAGAATTAAAACTTGATGGATACGAACACAGAGTCATCTTAGACAAGATTGAATCAATGTTGGAGAAAGAGAAAGAGGTGATTATGGATGCTTATGAAGCAGGTTCACATACTGTATGGGATGAAGATACCTGGATGCTGGTTGAGAAGCAAGAATACTACAACGGAACCTTTAACACTAAACAGAAATGAGCGGAGGACACTGGGACTACTTACAGCATAGACTTGCTGATGTGGTCGATGATATAGACGATATGGTCGATAAAAACGGCAAGGAAAAGACCAAAGAGGAAATGGAAGCCGAGCCGTGGATGGGACCTGATTGGTATGAAAAATATCCTGATGATAAGTTTCACTACGAATACCCACCCGAAATTATCGAGGAGTTTAAACGAGCGGCTAGAATAATTTCCGAGGCCGAGGTTTATATGCAGCGAATTGATTGGCTATGGTCGGGCGATGATGGAAACGAGTCTTTCTTGAAGCGATTAAAAGATGATTTACAAAAACTAAAACCGTAAAAATGAAAACACCAATTGAAATTGCAGCGGAAGTCATTTCCGAAATGCCCACAGAGGTAATAACTGCACAGAACCTCAAGGAGGTAATAGTATCCTTCCTTAGAGATAAGGTCATACAACACGAACGTGAACACCTTACCCTCGCATTCAAGGATGGTCAGTCGAGACCACTTCAGATGCATACAGAATGGTTTAAAAAGAAGTACGGACAAACAGAAAGGACTGGAGAAAGTGAGTGAGTTGAAGCAAGACACCAGTAAGGTAATCTCAGATGTAATAGAAATCGTAACTAACAATACCGGTATAGACCATGCCGATATGATTAGCAAGAAGCGCAGGAGAGAGATAGTGGGAGCAAGACAGTGCGCTATATGGCTCATCCGCAAGTACGCACCAAGCGTAACACTTAGCCAGCTAGGCAAGATATTCGGGGACAGACATCACTCTACCATCATCCACGCAATAGAAGTGGTGGAAGATCAGATATTCTGCAACAACAAAGACTTCACCTGGGTGCGGAAAGTTGTTACAAACAAAGCGGATGACATAGCCTTAGATGCAGACCCCATCGTAAACGAATTGTCGAAGGCTGCAAGGGCTTTAAAGCTCGGATATGTAGTGGAGTCCCACGCAAGGATAGAGAGAGCCATAGAGATGAGAAGGCAGATGCTTGCTGAGTCTGAAACCCTAACTAACGAATGATTTTGGTTATGAAGCCTGATATACATATATTTGCGTATGGCTAAAACAGCAATCGATAGGTTATTCGAATGGCTGGATGACCAGCCTCCGTTAATGCCTAGGAACTTCTATAAGAAGCAACTGCATAGGATGAGGTCGATAGAAAAGCATAACATCAAAAGAGCATACATGGAGGGTTATGCAAACTATGCTCACCCTAGAAAGTATAAGATGACACCCGAAGAGTTCTTCCAAAAGAAGTACGGATCAAAATCACAGAAAAAGCCATTAGGCAAGGAAAGATCAAAATTCAAATCAATATTAACTAAAATTCAAGAAAATGTCACAAACGGAAACAAAGTGGACTAAAGGGTTCTATCAGAACCTAAAGAATGTAAACGGCAAGAATGTCGTTGAAACGAAAATCAAGGTGCAAGACTTCATTGCTTGCCTGCTTGAGCATCAGGATGAGATGGGTGAAATACGCATCTCTGCATGGCCTAAGAAGCAAGACGATGGCAAGGGAACATTGGTCCCAGTCATTAGCGATTGGAGACCAGCTAAGAAAGAGGTAGAAGAAACGCTGGATTTGAATCCTAGTTCTGACGGGCTTCCCTTTTAATGTTTGGAAGAAGCAAATACGGCAACAAGAAGGTTATAGAGTCGGATGGTACTAAGTCCGACTCTAAACTTGAATCCTACCTAAAGAGGCAGTTAGAGCTGCATTCAATCCCCTACGAGCAGCAAGTGAAGCACGTTCTTATGATGTCCTTCAAGTATGAGGGTAAGGCTGTCAGAGAGATAGCCTACAAGCTGGACTTCGTAGTAAATAAGACAATAGCAATAGAGACAAAGGGATTCTTCACTCCCGATGGGAAGATGAAGTGGAAGATGTTCCTTAACTTGTACAGAAACTTGTACAGCCAATGCGTTATCCTACGCAATCAGAAAGAGTGCAACGCATTTATTTCATTATATTTGGAGCAAAAAGCACCTAAATAATAATAGATTATGACTTGGAGAGAGGTACACGGATGGTTTGACTTCCCATCAATTTACGATGAAGCCGTAAAAAAAGCAACTAACAAAAGCATCTTTGTTGAAGTAGGCGTAGCTTACGGAAAATCGATTAACTACTTAGCCTCTGCCTCTAAGGAAGCAGGTAAGTCCCCTAAGATTTATGCGGTAGACTCATTTAAAGGAACTACTGGTGAACGCCCAGGAACATACTCTAAGAATATGTTTGAGCTATTCGTGCAGAATGTTCACCTCTGCCTTAACAATGACATTATCGAGACTATCGTGGGAGACTCTACGGATAGTGCCTCTAAGTTCAAAGATGGCTCGTGCGACCTTATCTTTATAGATGCGGCACATGACTATGCCAGCGTTAAAAAAGACCTCTTAGCGTGGATGCCAAAGCTAAAAAAAGGAGGCATTTTTGCTGGTCACGACATAGATGCAAGGGGAGTCCATAGGGCAGTTGAAGAGGTGTTAGGTGTAGGTGGCTTCGAGATAGTCGGTCGCTCTTGGGTAAAGATTTAAAGTAAATAGCCATGGCAGAATTTAGAGGGTGGAACATCACTCGCAGCACCGCAAAAGGAAAGAAATACACAGCGACCAAAGGGGATAAATCAGTTCACTTTGGCGCAAAGGGGTACACCATTTCTCCAGGAACTCCAAAGGGAGATAACTACTGCTCCAGGTCTGCTGGCATCAAATCAGAGACGCATAGCCCCAATTGGTTTGCTAGGGCGTTATGGTCATGTAAAGGCAATAAAAGCACCGATACCAGGCCGTTCTTCGGAGAAACACAACTACCATGAAAAAAGGATACATAGGAAACTGTCCCAAGCATGGACTCGTAGCACACGATCCAAAACAGCTGTACATAGATTTAAAGGGCGGAGCATTCTGCCCTTATTGCTTATCACTACTTACCAATGTTCAGTGGGAAGGTAAAGCCAAGAAGAATGTTGAAGGAAACTAAAACCCTAAAGCTGTATCAGCTAAAGAATAACCTCGGTCAAATCGAAGGACTACCTAAGAACCCTAGGTTAATCAAAGACAACAGATTCAATAAGTTGTTAAAGTCGATACAAGATGACCCCGATATGATGCAACTTAGAGAGCTTATCGTGTATCCGTACACACCTACTCTAAAGTCTAAGCATCAGTCACAGATAGAGTACATCGTAATAGCTGGTAATATGCGATTACACGCAGTTAAAGAGCTTGGGTGGGCAGAAGTGCCATGTAAGATTTTGGAGGCTTCTACGAGCCTAGAAATGCTTAAAGCCATTACCATCAAAGACAACGTATCCTTCGGTGAAAATGACTACGACCTCTTGGCTAATGACTGGGAGCAAGAGTTGTTAGAAGCTATGGGTATGGACATCATGTATGGCATGGATGAGATGATGGAAGAGGCAGAGAAGGTTAAGAACGATGATAAGGCTAAGAAAATTACCCTAAGGTATAATACCGAAGCGTATGCCAGCGTAACAGACTACCTACTGTCTGTGGGGACTACCTTAGAAGAGGGGTTGTTGAACATAATCGAAGAGCATAAAATATCTACACAATGAGTAATATGATTCTACTGCTCGGAGAGCAATCAAATAGGAACGCCAAGCGTAAGCAAGAGAGGGAAGCAGAAAAGCTTTTAGAGACTATGAATGCCTGCGAGATGCTATTTTATAAGTCTTTATTCGAAGAATCATCGAATAGCTACGAGGATGTTTACAAGCACTACCTAGCAGAGTGGCAGAATGGTGCTTCCTACTGCACTCAGGTCTATAAGCCTAAATACACTATCGTTAACCCCATCTACTTTGAGCAGATGTACAAGCCAATTGAATCAGTATGATAACTATCTTCATCTGTGCATTCGTGTACTATGTCTCTAAAGAAATGGAAGAGGCTTCATGGGAGAACTCCTACCCGGACAGCTGGGGCAGCTGGTGGAATAATGACACAAGTTGGGTAAATAAGCATAGATGGGGAGGAAGAATCGCTAAAGGTATGGGTATGCCATCGCTATCTAAAGCTTTAACACTATTGTTTAAAACAGTATTAGTATTCCTTACGGATGCTTCTCACTTCTTTCAAGCCGTGAGGGTAGCTGTATTGGTTGTGCTAGTAGCGCATATAGCTTCCTTAGAGGCAGCCATTGTGTTTTGTGTAGGGTATATCCTCGGAGGCACGATTAAGACCATCTTAAAGTCATTCGGAATAAACGTAATAAAATAATGCCTAAAGCAATCTTAGAGTTTAACCTGGAGCAAGAGGACGATGTCCTAGAATACAAAAGGTGTCAGAATGCCTATAAGATGGCATTAGTGCTGCAAGAAATAGATCAATACATCATGCCCAATGCAGATGGAGAAACGCAGTTAGCGTTCTACTCCCTACTGGAAGAGCATAAAATCAATATCTCAGAGTTAATATTCGGCTAGAATATGTGGGTAATCCTGCTTACCTGCCCATGTATAGGGTGGTGCAGGAATCCCTCAATAGCCTTAGGAGCGTGTTGATAGCCAGCACGGCTGTGCCAGCCATCGGCAGAAGAAGGTGAGCGCATAGACTCGAAGGTAACGCCTATGTAGTCTTTACTCACCTTGTGGTGGATGTGATGCCCGTAAATGTATCTATGTTTGGAAACCCAGGCTTGTCCAGCTTCGGAAGCCATCAGTAGAGGTAGGTCTGCCTGCTTTGCTCCATCACCATGGGTAGTGCCTATAAGGTTCTCGTGGTATTTGAAATACTTCCTATGGGTCATATCGGTATCCCAAGTGATATTCTCGCAGTTTCTAAACCAGCTCTTAACGGAGTCCAGCAAGAAGAATCCCGACATAAAGTCGTGGTTGGAAGGGTTAAACACTACATGGACATCGGCAATGGTTAAAAGCTTCTCTATGACCTCAATCATAAGCTTCTTAGCAATGATAAAACACTCATGCCATGTGCCATCAGTATCCTGAGCGGTCCCTGCGGTAGTTGTTCTTTTGATAGTATCAATGTGCAGGATGTCATTGCCTGCTATGAGTAGAACTTTATCTACCTTATACGGCATAGACTTAGAGATAATACCATCTATTCCTTCTCTCACCCTCTGAACGGCTATGGAGTTGTTATATTCCTCCTTAGTCTCTACAACGCTGGCAAGCTTGCCTATATGCACATCACAAGGGTCTACAACGAGCAAATGCGCCTCTGTAAGCGCATCTCTATTTATAAGTGGGTAAGCAGGAGCATGAGAGGCTACAAGCTCTAAGAACTCTTCTGTGAGAGCCTTAAAGTTATCCTTCTCTTCTGTCTCGTTCTTAATAAAGATAGAGGCTTCCTTAGTCTTTAGCCAGCCATAAGACCACTTATCGGTAAACTGAAAATCATTGCTGGATAACTCTTTTGCAAACTTATTCTGATTCCTTAAATAGATGCCTATATGCTTTCGGGAAGTATCGAGTCCGTGCTTGTCTTTAAGGATAACCCTTATTTTGTTGCAAGATAAACCCGATTTAGAAAGAGACATTATCTCTTCTCTATATGGTTGCAATTTGTTAGGTAATGACATTATGCTGTTTTTTAGTTAGTTGTGGTAAACTTATAACATTTTTACTTAACTTTGCATAAGTTCTTCGAAAGAAGCGGTCAGCAGCCGAAAAAATGCAAGAGGGTGAGAATCCCTCTTTTTTCATTATAGGGCTATTATAACTAAGCCAGCTGCTAATAAAGCAGTAACAGTATGAGCCACCCTAGCTCTGTTTTTATTCTTCTGAAGCTCCCTATTCTTATTCTGAATTTCATTAGATAAAACACCTATCTGCTTAGTCATTATTTCATTCTTCTCGGCATAAAGGTAGACTATCTCATCTGTTGCTTCTATACGCTCCATAAGGGCAATACCTACCTCTCTACAAGAGTCTAGTTCTAATGGCGTAGTAATAGGGACTTTAATCGAATCGTTTGGAGCTGTTTTCCTGACCTCTACGAGCCTTTCTCTCCATTTTACTTGTACAGATACCACTCTCTCAATTATCGTGTCTCTACGAGCCTCTAAATGGCTCATAGCATTCTTCATAGAATCTATACGATATTCGTAAACAGAAACATCTACGGATGGCATTGGATGCCTTGTTTCATAGTTCATCCAGGCAAGCCATAAAAGCAAGCCAAAGAGAGCTAAATAATTTAGAGGGTTTCTCATTTTCTAGCAGCAGAATAAGCGATAGCAGCAATTTGCTTTGCACTTCTTTTCTTGCCTTTAGGCTTTGACTTATTTGCAGTAGTCAATTCTGAGATGTTTGAAGAGACAGCCTTAGACATGGCTTTCTTGCTTTTTCCTTTAGCTTGCTTGAGTGGCATGATTTATAATGGTTAAAGTGAATCCTTTTGGAGCGGTAGACATTAATGACTTCATAGTGGCTTTGCTGTTAAGCACATCCAGTACTCCGTCTTTGTTTATATCAGAGAACCTGCTGCCTACTAAAATGCAGCCAAGGATGTCTGTATGGTAATTGCCTTGGTGGATGAGAATAAGGTCTCTACCTGGCACATTGGATAAATGCAAATGCTTGCTATACTTCTGAGAAACACGAGGGACAACATCATACTCTCCTACCGGAACGCAGGAAACTTTACGCTCGTTGTTCTTCCAAGGGAGTTCTAAGGTTAAGCACTCGAAGATCTTCTTATTGTCTCTGTTAAAGATTTGAAGAGTACCTCTTGTCTGCTTCTCTTCGTGGTGAATCCTAGTTAGAGTCGCTCTCATCTTCCTTTACTTTAGTAATAGGATGGATGTACTTAGCATCTAAATGCTCAACAAGCTTCAAACCTCCAAAGCCTACTAAGAATGCGATAGCAAACTGAGCAGACTGCATATCGAGGTTGGCAATATCCACTACAAGTGGAGTAACGTAATTTGCGCTAAGAGTGCCTGCGATTACAGAGAACAGCTGTGTACGGATGTCAGCGTCTTTCTGCTTGCCTACTAAGAGTAAGCTGCCAAAAAAGCCACTAAGAGCCATGCCGATGTTTATTCCGATTTCGAGTAGGAACTGCTTAACTTGTAGCATTAGAGGTAGGAGTTAAGGGTAGAAACGAATGCCGTGTAGGTAGTGCCTAAAGCTATTAAGTCAGGGTTTGCAACGGAGATAGATACACCCACCTCTCCCGAAGGATAGATACGAACGACATAAATGCCAGTAGTCGGGTCAATCTGCACTCCTACAATGTCCTTGTAGTTTAAGAAATACTGCCTTCCGTCAGCGTAATCGAGCCTTAACTGCTCTGTGCCGAAGTTGAATGCTGTCAATGATGGTAAAGCTGCCATTGTTTATAATTTGGTACTAAGGTAATACAAATTAAGTTATTAGCTTTCGCTGAAGCCGTGCTTTGATACTTTTGGGGCAACCTCGTACTTACTCAAGTGAGCAGGAGGTGCAATAGTCCACATCACATCCACGCAGTAGCCTTGAGATAAGACCGCAGGGGTTACTACCTTCTCGCCATCCATTACGGCATCTACCAAAGTGATATGCCCAAGGTCAACGGCATTCTCTGCGCCTTCTACTTGGAGGAAGCCTACTTGCTCGCTTGTTGCGTTTAGTTCAGCAAGTGCTTTTTCTTTTGTCGGAAATTCGTATTTCTTTATCATAAGGTTGTGAGTTGAGCGAGTTCAGAATTTGAAAGGCGAGATGTGTATATTGCTGCTGCGGATATGCGGTCGTTCAGGGCAGAAGTTCCGTCAAAAACTGAACCTAAATAAACATTTCCAACCGAGGCAGAAAATGAATTTCCACCTAAAGCAGAAACTAAAGAACCGTTGACATAAAAAGCAGTAGAAGATGCGCTGTAAGCAAATGCTATCTTGTAAATGCCAGTAGTTGTTATAGCAAAATTGTAATTTAGTGTTGATGCTCCCGAATAAATTACCCTGATAGTATTTGCAGATGCACCAGTAAATCCAATTTGAATCCTATTGGCTGTGGTGTTATTGCTAATTGTTAACATTCCCCTGACAACTGTGCCAAGTAATTTACTTACATCTACCTCCGCATACAAAGTTCCCTCGGTCTGCCCAATCAACCCACTCACGGATGAGAGAGAGATAACGTCAGCGTTACGGGTTTGTGTGGTTGCTACGGTAGGGATGTACGATGTGGCTACGCTGCCTGTTTCAAGTTGTGCGCCCCAAATGTCAACCGCATCACCTGAAGTTGCAAGCGTTAATCCTACCCTAATAGAGGTAGACGTAGCTGTTGCAGACAAAGAAACCCTTGTCCAATTATTGGTAATTGTTATAGGTGTATTAACATTTTCAACTGCACGAATGTTTACTACTCCGCTGCCAGTTCTTCTTTTAATATAAAAAGAAACATTATAAGTCGTTCCTGATACGCCTACAAAAACTTGCTGCACTTGGCTGCCATTTGCACCTGCTGTAAAAGTGTCTGCCGTTGTCGTTCCATCAGGCGATACCGTTGTGTTGCCCGATACTGATGCGCTTACCGTTTTCGCCCATACGGCTTGGGTAAAATCTTCGCTGTACAAAGCCAAATTAGTAGCAGCAGGCTCGACCAACAAGCTACCACAACCCCCTCCAGTATAGTCTATCCTCGGCACTCCCGATGCTACGGATTCGATTAGTCCCGAAGCGTTCACACGGGTAGCCGTTGTGCCTCTTGTAACGGTAAAGTCACCTGCCCCCGATTCGGGGATTTGTGAGTATAGCTTCGCTGCTTTGTAGCGGTCGGGGATTATTAGTAGTGAAGGTGTAGCCATTATAAGGTGGTTAGTGCTGCGAGTTCAGCGTTAGTAAGACGAGTCGGATAGAGGGCAGCGGTGTTGATGCGCCCATTAAATGCTTCTGCCTCGGTAGAAGAATTTGCGCCATAGAACCATATGTCATTTAAACCTGCCGCATCAGGTACTTGAAAATTACCAGTTGCAGCAAGAACACCATTGACATAAATAGTTATGCCGTTAACCCGAGTTCCGCCTGCTGCTGTACCTGCTGCATCGTATGCAATAGCTATCTTGTAATTAGTGCCTATTTGAAGCGTTCCTGACACAGCGGTGATAAAAGCAGTGCCTGCATTATTGCGTGATAACACCTCAATCCCCCCAACAGCTGAAGCGTAACTTAAACTAATACCTCTAAGGGTGGCTTGTCTTAAATAAAGCGGACCACTTCTAATTGTTGGCGCACCTCTATATGTAAATTCAACGTAAGCAGTACCGCTCGCTTGTCCAATCAAAGCAGATGCGCCCGTTAGGGATATTGCATCGGCATTACGGGTTTGTGTCGTTGCGACCGTGGGTATGTAGGAGGTAGCGACTGAGCCGACTTCGAGTTGTGCGCCCCAAAGGAAGATGTCTCCCGTGCTACCGCCAGCTAACCCCCTTACCGCTACGCTTGTAATAGTAGCAGTTGAAGTAAATGTTTCAGCAAACCTTGTCCATTGCCCAGCAGTTATGGTAATATTTCTGCTAACATTACTGCCATCAACGACCGCAACAATTCTCAATGTAAAAGATACAGCACTATAAAGGTAAATGCTAAAAGTAACCGTAGTCGCTCCCAATGAAAAACTTTGTGTTACCCTGCTATTTTGACCTGCTATGTTCATTCGGTCAGCGGTCATTGTGCCGTTAGGTGCTGTAAAATCGTTTGCCGTAATTGTCGTATCAACCTGCGCCCAAGTTCCTGATACGCTAAACTCCTCACTCCTTAAAACTAAATTAGTCGCAGCAGGCTCAACTAAAAGGCTTCCGCATCCACCGCCAGTGTAATCAATCCTCGGTACGTTGGCAGCCACGCTCGAAATCAACCCCGAAGCGTTAACACGAGTCGCAGTAGTGTTGCGTACTACCGTGAAGTCACCTGCGCCTGAAGGAGGTAGCTGCGAGTAAAGCTTTCCAGCTTTCAGCATATCAGGGGCAATATATAAGGATGGTGTAGCCATTATTCTTTTAGTTTAATATTTCTTCTGCAATTTCATATGAGCAATCAAGGGATCTAGCATCGAATCCGTTTCCACCATCAGCTAAAGACCTTGTCTGAGTGTTCCAAACTAAAACGTACTCGTCAGTAGCAGTTGGCATATCCTCTATGAAAGTGGACTTAGCACATCTTGAATTGAACCTCGTATCTACGCTTCCTCCGTCAGTAGCAGCTCTGCTCATGTAATCCTCATATATAGAAGTCCAAAAGCTAAAGTTTTTAAGGATAGTATTCAAAGCATCGATAAAGGCTTGTACGTTAGTGCCTAAAGCAGCTAAGTCAGCCTGGGTAGCTTCCAAAGTCTCTCCTACCAATCCCTTCTCAAACAACTTAGCAATGTACTGACCGCTCGTAGGGTCAATTAACGTAGCTATGATTTGTCCATAAGGGACATACCATTGCCGACCATCAGCATAGTCGAGCCTAATGAAGCTGTCGCTTAGGACGTAGTTAGTGAGCTTGGATAATGCCATGTTGCAAATTTAGCAATTTAAAACTCGTTAATAATCACATTCAAGTTATCCAAGGTAATCGTAATGGCGTGGGTAGAACACTTAACGTAAACTTGGATAGTGTCTCCCGTAGATAAAGGGACTACACATTGACCTGGAAGGGTTACCTCGCTAACAGAACCTGCTGCTTGAGCAAACTCAGAGCAAGGCCATAGCTGCCCATTCTTAAACAAGGCAATATGCACTTTCCTATTTGTCTGAGCCAATACAGCAGCAATAAAGCTTACACGGAAGTACTTCTGCGGACCAGTATAAGTTACGAGTCCAGCAGTATTAACACTTAATCCGTTTCTGCTAAATCCTACCGTAATGGTAGCGTTTAAAGGTGACCAAACATCTTGCGTTAAGACAGTAGTGCCTTCAGTAGCAAAGTCAAAGAAGTTTAACACACTCGGTGTTTCCTCAATGTATGTAGCAGCGTCTTCCATCCATCCACCAACTCTCGTTGCGGTGTTTGCGCCCGAAAGCGTTTCGTTCTTAATTACTAACGCATCTGTAAGTAGCTGTCCCATTAGTTAAATGTTTGGTCAAAAGTGTTATCAAATATTCTTGTAGCGCAAGGCTCTAAGTCGTTCAAGCAAGTGGCATCACCACGAACTTCTATGTTAAGATCAACAGAGATAATGTACAGCTCGGTGTCCCAAGCAATGTCTGCTCCATCAAACTCGGAGTTTAAGTTAACCCGTATATCGTATTGCACAGAGGCAGCGGTAATGTCTACATAGACTGCTCCGTAAGCTTGGGCAAGGTTCTCGTACATACCGGTAATCTTACTCTTAATCAGAGAAGCTACCTCGTAAGGTTTCTGCCCTTTCCTCTTGCCTATAACCACTAAGCGCATAGGGAAGACAGTATTAAGCAAGTCTTGGCAGCCTATAAAGACCTCGTCTACCAAAGTGGTATTCTCTGCTCCATTGTAGCGGATGTAGGCAATGCCCTCAGTCCACTCGTAATCGTTTATAACGTGCCGATAATCGCCATTAGAGCAATATACAGCAGGGATAGTAGCATCCCCATCGGGAAGCATCTCCGCAAAGCCGTAATGCTTAACAAGCTGATATTGCTTCAGCCTCTCAAATATCTCGCTCGTAATGTCCGTTACTATCATATCCTCAAAGTTACGTTATTTGAGATTTCTTATTGAAGGTGGATACAAACCGCCTAGTGAAGAATACTTCCTCTTCCCTAGTCAAGGCGAATATCTTCTTGCCAAACTTATTCTCGTTCAATACAGCCTTCTCAGCAGTTTTAGTGCCTCGGAGTATTGCTGCCCAGCCATACCTTCCAAACTTCCGTAGAGAGCCTATAAATGCCCTCTGCGTTCTTCCCGTGTATATCAAGTCCACATACTGGCTTTTAAGGTTCTGTATCTGCTTTAACTGCTTGTATCCACCAGGCAACACCATAACGGGAGTAGCCTTCTTGGCGTTAGGAAACTTAATAAACATAGGGCGAGTGCCACCTCCTTTGTTAGGTCGCTGGCTTTGCTTAAAAGCAGACTTATTAACGAAAGACTTCTTAGAAACCACTAATGGCTTGGTAGAATAGTTGCCTATCTTACTATCATCAGCAGCCTTACCTTGGATAAAGATGCGAGAAGAAACCTTCATATGCGTAGCCTTAGCTGCCTCTTCTAAAGACTGCTCTGCTGCCGCTTGTAAGGTACTCTTCTGTCTTTTAAGCTGCGCTATGAATTGCTCAGGGGTCATGGGATTCGGCTTGCCTGCCTTACTCTCTGCTTACAAGAAAAACATCCACTCTGAGGTAGCTGCGCTGCATCAAAGTATCTCTGCATATAAGCATCGTACTGCGCTTGGTAGTATTCGCCTAACTCTTGGTTGCGCTCTCTGTTGTAAGAGATAACGCCATTAAGACGCTTAGAGAACTCCATCTCCTTCAAGATAAGCATTCCAGCCTTGTAGAGCAAAGGATAGCCTAGCTGCCCTATATGAGCGCATAGAAGGCTCTCGAAGCTACAAGCCACTTGGTAGTCTATACTCAAGCCACCAGTCCAGCTTCCACCGCTAATGTTCTGCTCAAGGATAGATCCGCTTGTAGGGATTTCAATGGTCCGCTCAAGCATATTGTCATACCAGCGATAGTTTCTTCCGCAGCTTCCGCAGTTATAAGTAGGGTAAAGACCTGTCTGAAAAGAAGCAACAGATGTAGCATTGTACACAACAGCTAAATTAAGCATCTGCCCATTGCTGGCGTATTTCTTATTAGTAACTAAACGAATTTGTTTATTAGCAATGGCATTCACCGGGATGGTGTCCAAGATGGTCCCCGTAATAAGGTCAACCACCAATACGTTAATCGTAGCCGTAACGGGTAGTAAAAGCGTAACAGCATTCAGAGATACACTAATGTAGTCTGCTTGGCGGTAACGCATTCCTATGCCTCTATAAACAGCAGAAGCACCTAAAGAACGTAAAGACTCAGGGAAGTATCCAATCTGTCCGTTCCAAGAGCTTGTAGTGTAGTTCCAGCGGTTGTAGAGGTAAGATAAAGCCTCTGCCTGCATCATAGTAGCAGCTTGGTCAATCTTCCTCTGAATGAGCGTAAATGCGGTAGAATCCTCGCTGTTTACCCCTGCATTCAAGTCTTGAATAGAGATACCCGTAAGGTCGTTTATATACAGACCGCTTGAAGGTTCTTGCGCTTCGCACAACCCTCTTATACCTATTACATTATTCCAGCAACTCATGGCTCAAAGTTAATACAAAAAAAAGGGATGCTTTTCAGCACCCCTCGTAATTGCGAACCTTCTAAACTTAGTTAGAAACCTTGCCGTTGAAGACGTAGTTAACGTCATGCAACTCATCGGTAGTCAAGAAGATGTCTTCAGGTAGAGTTACAAACTTGTAGCTCAATCCCATCCAAAACTTCCATGTGTTACAATCCAACTGAGCATAGTAATCGAACTCCAAGCCAGTCTCAGGGTCTACGATAGTACCCTTTTTGATAGACTCATCGTCAATTACACGGATGCCTTGTGCGCCTTTGAAAGCGTTGTAGCGAAGCATCTGTACAGCACCAGGGGCCATGAATGCGAATTCACCAGCACCGAATACAGTGTCAGCCTTAGGCTCGAAGAAGAAGTATGACTGAGCATCGCTCTGCATCATTGCCTCTAAGTCTACGTTTACAGTAGCGCAGCAATGGCTCTTCAAAGCAGTCATGTACTTTTGGGTCAACTCACCACCGATGATGATAGGACGATCCCATCCTTCAGCAACTTGGTAAGCGTAAGTTACATCGCTCAAGTAGTCATCCAAGTAAACACCAGTAGTGTTGTTCTTAGTGGCAGTAGTCAACAATGTGCCACCACCAGCCAATTTACCAAAGTTGGTAGAAAGGAAAGATACAGCCTCAGAGTTGATTGAACGCTTGATAGCTTGCATGTGCATAGCTAATTGGCGAGCAACATAGTTCTCGTCACTTTCGCAACGTGGAGCGAGTTGGTCTAAAGAGAGAGACCAGCTGCGTGAAGCACCTTCGGTAGGGTCGATGGTGTACAGCTTAGAGGTCTCGCCAAAAGTAGGACCAGCAGCACAAGTAAGTTCAGCAGAGCTTGAAGTATCTGCGTCAGACATACGAGGTTGGTAAACAACTTCAACAGCACGGTAGTGACCGTTCTTTGAGTCGATTTGGCTCTGCAAAATACCTGCTTCGTTCATCGGAGATGTAACGGCACGCAAGGTGTTAATGAAGCCTGGGAACATTGTAGGGTCTGCTTTAAAGTAACCCTCGTCAATGCGGCCCTGAATATCAGGGCAAGAAACGAATGAAGAAAATGCGTAAGACATTGTTAAAAATCAAAGTTTTTGTTAAACGGCTGTTAACTGCCCAGCCAAGGCACACTTCGATGTTTAATGTCCATCGAGACACAGCTTTGTCGTGCGATTACTAAGCTTTAGCAGCTGCGAGTGCTTCGAGATGTCCTTGCGCCCGTGGGTGAATGAACCTTCTCTGCGCTCCGTTGCCTGAGCCAGTATTTGTCTGAACAGATGTGTTGGTGGTTACCGTTTGAGAACCTGCCTCTCCTGCTTTTTTAATTAATCCAGCTTTGGAGGCTTCAGATTGGAGAATTTCTTCAGGGGTCATATATCCAGTCCCCTTTTCATTCTTAACCTGATTTCCAGCCTTATCGGTAGCAATCAACTTGCCATCAGACAGCACAAAGTTAAACTTTTCTGCAATATCAATTTCAAAGCCTTTCTTAGCGTATTGATTCGCTGAGTCAGCCCATTGAATAGAAGACTTCACTTTGTTCAATTCCATATCAGCCATATACGAATTGATACGATTATTGAACTCGCCCTCGTTCTCTTGTAGCTTCTTGCCTAAGTCAACAGCAAGCTCTTCTTGCTCTTTGCTGCGCTTCTTAGCATCTTCCAACTGAGCCTTCAGTTCCTTAATCTCTTCGGGAGTTTGACCTGGCGTTTTAATCTGTGCCTGCAAGTCATCAATCAATCCCTTCTGCTTCGTCTCAGCAATCTCGAAGAGGTCACTAAGCTTCTTGCCTTTTACTTCTTCTTCAGTAAGTCCAAACTGGCGTTTAAACTTAGTCTCAAGAGTGCCGAGAGTCTTCCCGGTTACCTTGTTGCGAATGTCTTCATCATCGGCAGCAACCTCACGAGAGACATAACGCTTAGATAGTTCATCCTTAAATGTGTCGAGAGATTCAAACTCTACTTCTTTGTCAAATAGCCATTTGCTAATTTCCTTGTGATCGATAGCCATAATTAGTTGTTTGGTGTAATGGTTTGTGGTTTAATCTTCTTTTTGGGAAGGACTTCGATTTCAGATATTTCTAACATCGGGTCTTTCATTTCGCTTGCAACTACTGCCTTGCCAATCTTGGTTTGAGCAATAGGCTGCTGTTCAGAGTAGGTCTCATCCTCTACTCGGATGCCATACTTTGATAGAAACTTGGAGTTTCTTGCTGTTGCCTCAGAAATAAAAATTACTCCACGAGGACCAACGGCTCTGATTTTTCTGTCCATGGTTTGTGTTTTTTGATAAAGTTAAGTAAGAATATTTGAAAATCAACTATCTAACGGGAATAAGCCAGTGCCTACATCTGTATCCGCCTAAGTAAAAGAAGATAGTTGTCCTTGTTGTATTTGGTATTTTACCTTGCCAAGTGCCAATGTCTGCCCATGACCTAATTGTATCTACGTTGTAAACACCGCCATTCCTAGCTACGCAGAAGTCTCTCGAATCCTTAATCAATCCACCAGCGTATCTAAACTTGGTAAAGCCTAATACCCTTGAAAAGGTGCTTACCAAAGACCTTGTGATAGAAGTGAACAGCGTGTCGGATAAAGTGTTCGCAAACACAAATAACCTGCCTTTACGAATGGAATCTCCTACAACAATCTCCTTAAAGGAGTCTTCCAATACAGACCTCGTGCCTGCTCCAGCAATGGCTAGAATCAAGGCATTTTGGATAGGAGAGTAAACAGATGCGTTTATTTCTGTTAGGGACTCAAGAGCAGAACGCTCAAGGCTATTTTGCTGCGCTTCAATGGCTTCAATGTCCTCAGGGGATAACTGCTCACCAATAGACTCGAAGTAGTCTCTAATGAGCTGAAACTGCTCTTCAAGCTTGTCTCTATAAAAGACTAATGCCTCAAGGTATTTACCGCTGCCCATAACCCTTTCTGCCTCCTGCATAATGCCATTTACAGCAGCGTAGTTCTCTTGCGAGTTAGCCACCTCATCACCATCATACTTCAGGTTACGCAACAAAAGCAAAAGGAGTGCAAGTAATTCCTCTTGCGACTCCTCCACCTTCTCCATGAACTCTTCGTTCACAGAGTCTAAATTGTCTTGTATCCTGCTTTCTAATTGCTCAGGAGTCATTATGCGTTCAAAATAGTGTCAACAGATAATCCTTGTTGTGCTTGTGGAGTCATCTCTTTAGCCCTAGCCTCAATGATAGCTTTCTGCTCCAACATAGGTAAGTCTAAGAACCCTTCGCTCTCTTCTACCAAGCCCTTAATAATGGCTTCGATTTCAAAGTGCATAACAGCCTTCCACTTCTCGGCAATGCCTGAAGCAACTAAAGAAAGCACATCCTTCGGATCTAAGTTGAAGTAAGGGTCAACTTGAACCGATAGCTTCATAATAGCACTCTTAGCCTCTTGGATAGGGAAGCGAGTCTCTAAGTACTGCTGGGCAAGCATAGCACGAGAGAAGTTAGGAGCGTGTTTAATCTCCTCTGTCAACTCTGCATCTGTACGCATCTCAAAGTTTTGCGGATAGCGTACTGCTGGCATCTGCCACTCAGAGCCATAGCGCATAGAGCCAATCGTATCGATAGCAAACTCGAAGTCATCGAATACAGTGTTAGCAAAGCGAAGCAAGAAAGAATACAATTCTTCCCTATCGATAGCCTTACCGGTAGCTGTCTCTCTGCCCGAAATCTTTTCGTTGTTCATTACGTCAATACTCAAAAGCTCGAAAGCCATTTGGATATTCGTAATAACCTGCTTATTCAAGAACTCAAGAATCTCGTGCTTCACATCGATGAAGCCAGCAGGCGGAATGTTTATCTTGGTCTCTGTCTCGCTGGTAAAGCGGTTAGGTGCTTGAACTTGGTAAACGCTCATCGGACCAAACATACGCTTAGTGCCTGAGCCACCGCAGCTGCTACAAGCAATAGCTACTTTCTCTTCGAAGCCGATAGCCTCTTCAGTCTCTCCCGTGCCATTACAAGTATCGCACTCATCAACGTATTCCCACTTCTGCAAGAAGGCGTGGCTGAACTTAGACATCTGTAAGGTAGAGAAGTCACTCACCGCTTGGTCAAGGGCAGGTACTGCTGGAGTATAGAATGACTGGAAGTAGTAGTCTCCTGACTCTTGTACGGATATGCCACCAAGTCTGCGACAAGGCAAGTATCCTAAGTTATGTCGGTAGTACAACTCAATCTCGAACTCAAAGTCGGATTTTTTCCCAACTTGCTTCGCTATTTGTATCTCGTTCTTATCGAAGATGTAGAACACTAAGCCCTCTTCCTCTTCCTTGCCGTTATTACCGGTCTTTACATAGCTCTTCTGCTCTGCCTTAATGATTGCATACTCCTCGTCCTTCCATGCCCATACACGCTTGCTCTTAAAGCAGTACGCTACTGGAGTAACCTCTACGGAGTCGTTGAACTCACCGCTCTCGAAGTACTCAAGGTTAATAGGCATAATGGCAACAACCGCATTCGGGTCGGTAAGCGTTTCAAAGCTTACAATCTGCTGGAAGTAGTTCTCTAAGCTGCCAAAGCGAGGGTATTGCTCGGTGAAGTAACGCTCTTGATTTTGGTTGTCAAAGCGAACCTCGAAGTTCTGTCTGTTCCAAACACGACCTGCAATGTTTACAGCCTTGTGGAAGTAAGGGACCGTAATAGGTCGGTAGATAGCCTTACGATAGTTAAACTCGTGAGGTAGTTCGTTGGGTGCTTTCTCTCGAAATAACTTTTCGGGGAATGCGTCATAGTCCGAATGGATACGCAGACGCTCTGCCATCTCTACGCACTCTTTATAAGTAGGATAGAAGTCAGGAACGTAATACTTGTTCGACCTCTTCTTCTGCTCATAAATGGCATACTCCTTGGCAATCTTTGAAAGCAGTTCTTCTGCTAATTCAAGGATCATCGTTTGCCTCCTCTTGTTCTACACTTACACATAGCGTTTATTCTTTAAAAGGACATCCCAATCCCACTTCTTTACAATCTCCCAATCCTCCCCCAAAATTAACATAATTTCATCTAAGGATTTTTGACCTTTAAAATCTTCTTTGTTAGAATATTCCGTATAAATCCATGCAGTCTTTTGAATGGCTTCTAAGGAAGCTTCTATAATCATAGCCTCTGCACCTTGGGTATCCATCCATAAGAAGTCAATCTTATCAATTCCCTTCGCATCGCAGTAGCCACTAAGGGTAGTGCATTTGATTTGCACCTTATGCTGGAAGTTAATATCGGGATGCTCCACTAAGTGGTTGCCAGGCTGGAGTAGGCTGGAAGAACAAGTCCATTGTGCGCCAGGTCTTTCGCTTAACCAAAAGTCTGTCATACCCTCCTTATCGGAGATGGCTTTGTAGTTCACCACTACATTGCTAGGCATTCTCGTAAGCTGGTTACGAGGGTCGCACTCAAATGCGTGTACAACGCTATTAGAGACCTCTGCAAGCACTATCGTGTCTTCTCCCTTATGTGCGCCTATCTCTACAATTATAGGGGATTCTACGCCCTTTAAAAGCTTTCGGATAATCGAATGTATCTCTTTCATATAATCAAGTCTTTAAAGTCTTCTACCTTGCCCTTTATAATAAAAGACATATCCTGCACTCTAATCATAAAGGTAGGTGTTCCATCGGCACAATCGTGCATTGTAATGGCAAAATCAATAACATCAATAGCAAATAGAGCTGGTTTCCAGTTGTAATTGGTAGACTCCATAGGAGGAGATATACCCAAAGCATGGTAGTCTATCTGCACACCCTCTTCAGGGCGATTATGGGCGCACTCACAAATAAGGAAGCCCTCACTTACAACTGGCTTGTTGTACACTAGCTTTGATTCTTTCATAGATGCTGTATTTTTTTAAGAACTTTTGCTTGAATTTATTTACCTCTAAGACTTGCTTATCGTAGTCTACACTCGATATGATTTCGTTTATTTCGTTTAGAGCGTGTCTCGGAGACTCGTAAGACTTCAGCTCTATCGCAAAAGGCATATGCTTCTTTATATTCCTTGCTCCAACGTAAATAGGAATGCAAGAACACATCACAGCATCTATAATCTTGTCTGATATGTAGTCATCCCAAATGCCATTCTCCATACAGATAGAGAACTTATAAGGCAGCAAGCCGTAAGACTTATTGCCTAACTCACCCTTTACGCCTCTGTAATTAAGACCTCTACCAAAGACATCGCAAGTGTTAGTGCCTGCAAGCATCCTGGCTATATTGTGCCTATGCTCGTAGAAGCCTCCACGGATACCCGAAGTAATCATAGAAAGCGTTTTGGTCTTTTCGATAGGCTGGAGGTACTCTTCGACATCTCCGTCCATGTGGTAGAACATCCCAGCAGGGAAGCCTACTAAGTTGCCTTCTATGCCGTAAGCCTCAGGCTCTGTGCAAGTGTAAACAACATCGCAGTAGCTGCCAATGTTTCTGTCAAAGAAGTTATGATCAGGTGGCTCTTGTATAAACCCTATCACATTGCTCTTGGGGACCTTTATATCGAAGTCCTTCTTGTCATTGAATATCACAAGCCACTCGTAAGAGTCATCGTTAACAAAGTGTAGGTTGTCCTTAAACTGCTTGGTGCTTACATATTGGTCAATAATCCTATCATGAATAGCAAAGCTATCGCACCAATTTGTTATGACTCTTATTTTTGTAGGCTTTTCCAAAATTATGGGTAGTTTAATCATGCAATCGAGCTAACAAATCTGCGCTTTGCTTTTGCTTGATTCTCTCGGTTGCTAGCAGCAAGGTCTTTGCCTCTATAAAATTCAATTCGTTCTTCATCACCATGCTTAATTGTAGTAAGCCCAAAGGCGAACTTGCGCCTATCAATGCTGAACTTTTGGTCTAAGCGGTAGTAGAAGTCAATGTCATCCCATCCCCAGCCATCTACCACTTCGTTGTAGCCTCTGACAGCAAGGAAGTCTCTCTTCCAAACAAAACAACAGCCAGTGCCATCTCCATAGTCCCAGCCAGTAACGTAACTTCCATCTACAAGCACTTTAGAGACATGGTAGTGTAAGAACTTTGGCTCAAGGAGTGCATCTGCATCTAAGAAGAAAAGGATGTCTCCACGGGCTTCTAATGCCCCAATGTTTCTTGCCCTGCTAAGGTTAAAGTAATCTCCGCAATCGGTAGCCTTTACAGCCTTAACCTTCGGGTTGTTCAAAGAGGCAACATAGTCGTAGCTATTGTCAGGGTCAGCATAATCTACTACGATAATCTCGTAGGTAGTCTTGCCAATCTGCTCAAGCCATGTGGGAAGAGCCTCCTTCAAGTGGTGGAGTCTTCCTTTGCAGGTGGTTATAATGCTTACTTTCATCGTGCAACAAGTACTTTTTGCTTTGCAGCGTGTTTGTCTTTTGCTAAGTAATGCCACTTGTATTTGTGTAGCAATCCTAATTCAGAATGGTATTTGCGGATGAGCCTATCGGAGTACTCCCACGCAGAGATATGCGTGAAGCCTATGCCTCCGTAAAGTCCTAAGAAGTAATACTTTTCGTTCATGCCAGCAATGTCTCTTAGAGGCTCTAAGTACTGAAACATGATAGGGTTAACGCCTGCAAACGGATCTAACTCAAACTGAGCGCAAGCTATGTTGTAAGCAAGCTCATCAGGGTAAGTGCCTCCCCATGGCATAGCAAGCCTATCAATAGGAATGCCGTTATCGATATTATCCCTTACCTTTTCGTAGAACTTGGTAAGCTTCGCTCCTTTTTTAAGATACATGAACGAGCTGTTAATAGCAGTAACCTCGGCATCTTCTTTAAGCTTATGAATCTCCCAAATAGTCTCTAAGGTTGCCCACTGCATCTCAGGGAAGCTATTCCCATCTCTCTTTAGGTTGCCCTTCGGAGTCTTTCCGCCTTCAGTCATCCACGCAGCAGTCTGCGAGTAGAAGTAGCCATTAAGAGTCTTTAGGTGGTCTAGCAAAGGGGCGATAGGCTTCAAACAAACCGCATCTACATCTAAGTAAATGTTGTTGTCATAGATTAGGTATTTGTCTATGCGAGTCTTTGCCTTACCGGGAGAGAACTTGCCATCAACGTACAAGTCATCTTTCTCTACTTGGGTAAAGTCGTTAAACACCCACTTATCGTCATCTACGATACCCCAATTTCCATCGTGTACAAGTTGAATTGGAATGTCCCTATCGAAGCAACGGATGGACAAGGCAAGGTTATATGCCATTTGATAGTAGGATGGCTTACCGAAAGCCATCATTATAATTCCCGTAGTCATGCCCAAATTTAGGCAATTAATTGCTAATCAACCAAAAATAAAAAACCCCACCATATAGGTAGGGTCTAAGTAGTTGTCAGCAGCGACAATTACGGGAGGTCAAAGATACCAGCAGGTGCAGTGTATTTCTGTGGCAACTCGTTCGGGCCAATAGAGGCACGAGCTGTACAGTTAAACATCTGAAGTTCTTTGTTGTTTGCAGGGACCATCACTGGGTTACATACAAAGTTCACTTTGTTGTTCACAACCAACACCTCGTCACTTCCGCAAAGGAATAATACCAATTCGGTTGTGCGTGTGTTAAGCTGAGAGTAAAAGCTTACGTTTGCGCTGTTAGTGTTAGCATCCTGCCAAGTAGCGGTGAAGTTAAATCCGTTAAGGATTGTATCAGGACCGCAGCCAACTGGATTATCTCCTTCTACGGGAGAGGCATCAGGTACTGTTCCACGAATGTTTTTGATAACCTTCAGGTTACCAGCAGCAATGTTTGCAGTGTATTGTGAAGCGTTAGAGTAATCAACAATTGTGTGGTCTGCTTCCAAAATACCAATTGCCGAAATACCCCCACGATCATAAACACCACAAGCTAAAAGCTGGTGATTCGGCAAAGTACCGCAGCCATATTCAAAATATGCCATGTTTTAAGATTTGGGAATGTTTTGTTTGACATTTGGATGGCAAGTCAAGGCCACAACGCACGACAGGACAAATATACAATTAAGAACAGAATGTTTTTGAGCTTCCTCCAACAAGGTTCTGAGTCTTCTTCTCTACCTCTAAGGTTACCGGTGCAAGCCTGCTTATCCGTATCCAAGATGGAGAATATGCCTCAGAGCGAGTGAAAGAGTTCTGAGCAATGATATTGTAGCTGACATCTGTCAACTCAAAGTTATCATGTCTGCAAGCTAGCCTTAAAGCATTGTGAACATACTCAGGAGAGTAGTTTATAATGAAGCTCTTAAACTCTCTGCTCTCAGCATACACTACTTGCCTTCTGCCAAAGCTGTCTTGGTACATTTCCATCTCTCCGTCATACTGCGGATTGCGAATCTCTCCCCATACACGCATGAATTGCTTGAACTCATTGCCTGGGGATGCAGCAGGGTAGTAGAAACCGAATCCGTAAGCAGGCACAGTAGCCGTAACCCCTTGCCAAAAGCTTATTCCAACAGTATGGCAAGCGTCAGATAATGGCTTTATACATTTGCTGTAAAACACATCATCGCAACAACATTCGGAAGCAATCTTAATATAAAAGCATTTGTTCTTTATCTCTTCTATTGAAGCAACGCCAATCGTGGCCTCTGTAAAAAAAGAAACCTCATCGCCATCTACGATAGTGCCAGTTGTTTGCTCGTAAATTTCACCAATAACATCTCCAGTAGTCGACTCCACAAGTCCTAACGGAGCAAAGTTGCAGTTCTCGGTTGCAGAAGCTATTCTGAATATGCCTTGAAATACTTCATCTCCACTTCCTAATGGCATTGATATTTCTATAATCCCAATTACCGGGTCGTATAAGTCCATTTCAAAACAAATGCTAAACGGAGCAGCAGCATTTAATGGATTAGAGTTTATTTCAAAAGTGCCATTTGAATTACCGACTA